CATCCATCGACGTGACTAGATATGTCAAATCCAGTACATAGCATATTGACACTAAGCACATATTTAGCAGCAACAAGCTTGTCATTGAATTCCGATTTATTCCTTTCAGCTGTATTAGCAGAAGTGAATTCGACACAGGAAATATCTCTTCCAAATTTTTCTCTGTACCATTTCTTGAATCTTTTAATATGCTTTACCTCAGTAAAGATAAGAAGGACCTTCTTTCCGATATCAGGTTCTGCGCGACGCAAATATGGAACAATATTGTTGTATTCAGAGGTATCGACGGATTCAATCCTTAGGTTCTCGTAGAGAGATTCAATTGGGTAAATATTAAATATCCGAATATCTCTACTGAGAAATCCACACATATACAACTTGCTAGAAATTACATTGTTTAATGTAGCGGATAGACCAACAACGTGGCATCCCAATCTGCGCAAGTTATCACCAACGTGAAGACCCTCTGGATTTGCCAGGTACTTATTAAATATGCCCATATTAGTTCTGTTGAGCTCTACTCGCAGCTGTGCTCCGCCGACGAAAGAAGTGAACTGTTGGTCAAATTCATCAAATAGAACAACTGTCTTAATACCTGTCTTCTTTAGAGAGCCAATGATACTCATAACCTTTGCAGTCAACATGTTGAACTTACCACCACGATGTCCCACTCCAGGCATAAAAGCCGTAACGTGTTCTCCGTTTCTGAAATGCTGAATAATATTGTTTGCAGTAGTAGAGGGCTGTGTCATGTCCATAAGAACAGATTCATTACCCCATCGATCGTTTCCGAATACTTCCATGGTTTGTCCTTGAAGAATTTTGTTCGGAGAGACGACAATCTTGAAGCAGTCATCAAACTTATTAACAATTTCGACCATGCATGCAGTTTTTCCAGAACCAGTACCCGAGTTTATAAACGACAAAGATGGCTTCTCTGGAAGTTCAAAGTGTTCATTCAGGTATTCTGGAATGTCATCGCGACAACCAGGGCGGCAAAACTTATAATTCATTTTGATGTAAAGATGTCTACAAAAAACCCATAGTTGTTATGTTCAATTTTTTATTATATTCTAACGATTATTCTAAGATGATATTTTTGTGAAAACAATTGATGCAGTAGATTCTGATGGTTTACTTCCATTAGGCAATTTACCTGTTAAAAACGAGGGATCTCCAATACGAGAACCTATATCTCCTGACCAAAACAGTAAGGAAATATGATCGTTTAAAGAAAGATCCACCAATATAGTATTCGATATTGTGTAAATATGATTTGTTTCTGGCGCTTCAACCAATGTTGATGAGCCATTAATTTCGTTTCCGTTTCTAGTTAATACTGTGGCGCAATCTGTATTGCTTCCGGGAAGTAGATTTCCACCAGAACGTACGTCGATTTTATAAGTTAATAAATAAAACCCTGACGATGGCACTACAAAAGCAGTTGGATAAGTAAAACTAGGGTCAGTAACCGTTGTCCAACCAGAGCCAGCAGGGCCTATCGGACTGTTTTCAAAAAACACATATTGGAAGTTCGTTATGCTAGTATGATTTTGTGATAGATCACTCCATACAAAAATGGATGATATGCCTGCATTTTGACCTACTGGGCCCTGAGGGCCAGTATAACCTATAATGCCTTGTTCACCTGTAGATCCATGAGAACCAGTAAGGCCTTGCTGACCAGTAGGACCTGTAGATCCTTGAGAACCACTAACTCCTTGTTGACCAGTAGGACCTGTAAATCCTTGAGAACCACTAACTCCTTGTTGTCCAGTAGGACCTGTAGATCCTTGAGAACCACTAACTCCTTGTTGACCAGTAGGACCTGTTGAACCATGAGAACCAGTAGATCCAGAAGGACCTTGTTCCCCAGTAGGACCTTGTTCTCCCTGTTCACCAGGAGGACCTTGTACACCTTCTTCTCCTTGACATCCCTCCTCACCTTTATCCCCTTTCTCACCTTTTTCGCCTCTCTCTCCCTGCTCACCTTTTTCGCCACGATAACCCTTTTCACCTTGTTCACCTTTTTCTCCACGGTAACCTTTGTCTCCTTTTTCACCGTGACAACCTTTTTCACCATGATGTCCTCTAGGTCCGGTCGGACCAACACACCCATCTCTACCATCCTCTCCGTCCTCACCATCGCAACCATTTTTACCGTCTTCACCATCTTTTCCATCTTCCCCATCACAGCCATCTTTACCGTCTTTTCCATTCCTGCCATCACGGCCATCTTCCCCGTCCTTCCCATCTTCTCCATCCTTTCCATCCTTTCCGTCTTTACCATCACGCCCATCGCGTCCATCCTCTCCATCCTTTCCGTCTTTACCATCTTCGCCATCGCGACCATCTTTTCCATCCCGGCCACATTTACCATCCTTTCCGTTTTCACCGTTTTTTCCATCAACGCCATCTCTCCCATGTTTTCCATCTTTACCATCACGGTATTTTTCGCTGCTGGATCTATTGCATTTAGTTTTTTTACATTTAGATTCGCGTTTATTTTCACAGTTTCGTGAACTCTTCCGAGAACATGAATCATCATCCGAGTGATAGCAATCGTTTTTGGGCATATATAATTAATATTATATATATAGTATAATTAATACTAAATATATTACAAATAAAATATTCTCGCTGCTCAAACGCAGCGATGTAATCACAAACCCCATTTATAAATTCACTGATGTATTTTAGAAGTTTTATTTCGAACGCATTTAAAGTTTTCATCTCTAGCATATCCAGGATTGCATTTTTTAACGCAGCGTCGAGTTTTAGGGTTACGCTCTTTTCCTTCAGGGCAAGGCACTTTAGATTTATCTACTACTACTACTTTGGCAACCTTAACTTTTACGCATTTAAAATTTTCGTCTCTATTGTATCCAGGTTTGCATTTTTTAACGCAACGACGCGTTTTTGGATTACGTTCTTTTCCTTCAGGACATGCGCCAGGATCTCTATCAACGACTTCTCTAATAGGAGAAGTAGCTTTTTTAAAGATATTTTTTTCTATTTTTAAAACAGGTTGTCTAGGAGTTATTGGTCTGTCTACTGATAAATGATCTACTATTTTTTTATTATATTTTTCGAGAATACTGTTCTTCTTAAGAATTGATTCCATTTCGTTTAAAGCAGGATCGATAGTAATTCTTAATTTCAATTCGGGTTCGATCATTTTGCTGTATAAACTATTCAAATCATCGAATAGATTCTTATCAATGAATCTTTTGGCACTGTTAAGCCAGTGCATAAGAGCTATTCCTAGTCCGTATACATCAATTGTTTTTAAAGAAGAATTTAAAAAATCTTTATATTGCATGCTTTTTAGATTCTCTTTCAATGTTCGTGCATAACCATTTATATATTGCAGACATTCTTCTTGATATTCGTCTAATGAAATAGTTGGATCGATTACATAATAAAAAAATGAACGACAGTTTTCGTAATATTTTCCCTTCTTTTCTTTTATTTGATCATTTATCTCGTTTAGTATTTTATCCTGTTCAATAATAGAATTATATACTTTATCGTAGTCCTCTTTATTTAGTATTTCCATTTCCCAAGGATATGACCAATGATAGATACCCAAATCATACTCAGATTGTTCAGCTGCAGTTCTAACCTTATCTTTAGACACCATTAAGCCAAAATCAATAAAATTAACGCGATTTGTTTTTTCATTATAAACTATGTTTTGTGGTTTTAAATCATGATGTATTAGACCATGTTTCTCAAATACTATTATTCCTTTAAAGAGTCGCAACGTTTCTAATAAGAATTTTTCGCATAGCTCTGTGCTCATTTCAGAGTTAGACCATTTTTCCATAACTTTGCAATATTTTTCTAAATCTATTCCACCATTTTTCATAACAAGCATTTTATATTCATCGGTGCTTAACTTTTTTATTACGTTGGTGCCTATTTTGCACTTTTGAATAGATTTAAGATTAAATATATTTTTATTATCAATCGAACAAGGTTCAGGTACCCCTAAATAGAAATCGAGATTTTTATCAACATCACTAACTTTATTATATTCACCTAGTTCTTTTTCAGCATCTTTTGATTTAAGAACTTTAGATATTTTATTTTCATAGGATATTCCTGGAGCATTTTTACATTTTAAACTAGGATCATGTACACACCCATATGTTCCTTCTCCAATTACTGTGGATATTTTACTTTCCATATTATATGCGTTAAAGTATATAATATATAGTTATTTTTTAATTGATTGATATTAATATAACTTTTCCTTCTTGCCCCATTTTCTTTAAATATTCAATATCTTCGCAAGACGTGGTGATTTTTTTACTAGAATGTCTTTCACATCTATTACAACATTTTTCCTTTTTTCTATGACATTGTTTTGTTTTTCGTTTCTCTGCACATCTTGAACATTTATTGCAAGAATGCTTGCGTTCGCAGCATGACGAATCATCATCTGAACTATAGTCGCTAGAATAGCATCTATTATTAGGCATTATATATTAAGAAACTACTTTCTAAAGCTGTAATATTATAGTTATCGTTTAGAAACGTATTTAAGTGTAAATAAAAAAACAGGATTGTATTATTTGTAAATTTCACTGAATATTTTCGCATCATAATATATATGCGAAAAAGGAACAATACTAAGAGAAACACAGTAAAATATAGAAAAAAGAAAGGAGGAACAACATTTAAACATATGAACTGCAGCCCAATTGTTAAAAAAAAGACACCAGTCAAAGGTAGTTGTTTTACCGCGGATGCATTACAACTATTAAAAAAAAGCTATAATAAACACCACACAGACAATGCTATTACTTCGAGTAATCCTGTTAATATATGGAAAGAATTAAAGGAAAAGTTGAAAACATGCAGTAAAGAAGATTGTTGGTTAAAGGAAATAGAAGACGATAGCATTCGTAAAAAGATAGACCAACAAATATTCGCACCAGACCATCCAGAAGAATGGAAGAAGAATCCTGATGAGTGGTTATCGAACTTTGATATCATGGATGTTCTTAAACAATATATGGAAAAATATCCTAATTTTTATGCTCCACCACCATCACCTATTGATTTTGATAACAAACCTAAAAGCATGAACGGCGGATGTGTATCCAATGAATTATGTACATTTGATTTAGAGAAACATATTCAAAACGGAAAAACAAAATTTGGAATAGTATTCAATGTTTCTCCACATACGAGTGGGGGAAGCCATTGGGTTTCTGTATACATAGATATTGATGATAAATTCATATTTTATATGGATAGCGCAGGGAATAAAACACCGAGAGAAATAAAAAGGTTTATTGAAACAGTGAAAGGGCAAAGTAGAAAATTAACCAGTCCTATTGAATTAGAATATTATGAAAATTATCCATTAGAACATCAGATGACAAATACAGAATGTGGGATGTTTGCGCTTTTTTTTATAATAACAATGTTATCGAACGAAACTGACGAGAAATTATTTAATAATTATATGGACAAAATTAAATTTTTTAAAGATAAACGTATTCCTGACAAATATGTATTTAGGTTTCGAAAAATATATTTTAATGAAAAATAATTTATAATGATATTATAGTATGGTTAGGCAAGAAAACGGTACAGACCTTATTATAAATGCAGAAGCTTACGGAATACCGTATATTAACAATAAGGGTTATAGAGTAGGAAATTACTTAATAAGAGTAGATAAAGATAAATTGCCATTTTCGGATAGAGATCAAGTTGATGCTTACCTCCATGAGCTATTTGAATATGTAAAAAAAGTTCCTAATAAAGATCTAGATGGAGACGGCAAGTATAACTATGTACCATCTTCTGATTTTATTAAGCAATTTTATCAACGTTACCCATATGAAGCTCATAAAATTACGCCGATTAGATATGTAGAAGGCGGTAAAAAATCTAGGCGTAGATTAAAAAAAAGAAAGATAAGGAAAAGCAGAAAAAATCGTACTAGAAAAAATCGCCTATTGTAAATAATATAAAAATATAGCATTTATATTATTAATATGTCTCTCTACGTAACTCAAGAAAATCAAACACTATTATGGAACATTATTAGTAAAAACACTATAGTTAGTGATCATTTCAATAGTCATCCGACCCGAAAACATGAGTGGTTTAGGTCAATTATACAGTTATTTTATGAAAAGAATATGAATAGAGCTATTGATACACAATCTTTATTGTTATTGAATAAAGAAACAATATCATATATGGTACAAACTATTCGAGATTATAATAAAGCAAATAATCCACATAATTTTTTGAAACCATACTCAATAACAGAGAATAGAGTAGAAAAAATAGGAAATCAATATGCCGATAAACAAACAGAATATAATTCGTTATTTGAGAAAAAGACACCTGAAAATATTGATTTTGGTGAAAAGCAGGATGCGCCCCTTTCAAATATGGACGAATTAATTAAACAACATATGAAAGAAAGGGAAGAAGAATTGCGTAAGTATGCTCCTCAACCATTAATTTCAACTCAGAATAGTCCTGCTCAAAGAAAATTAAAAATAGATAATGTTCCAGATAATATTAATATACAGATAGAGGAATTATCTGATCAAGATTCGGTAAAGTTAAAGAAATCAGTGTCTTGGTCAGATGATTCAAATAAAGAGAAAATAGAGGCACAGCAAATAGAAATAGATATTTTGAAAGCAAAAGTTCTTGAATTATTCGAAAAAATTAGTGAATTAGAGGGTAAAATTAAAGTATAGTAATACTTTATATGAGTACTAAAAAATCAATATTAAAAAAAGGCACTAAACCCAAGGGAACGAAGAAAGTAACAATAAATTTAGAAAATAACGAAGGATTCAATGATAATCCACATCCGATTACACCAAGAAGTAAGTCAGCTCGTTGGACTACAAACGACGACGCAAATTATAACAGAGAACAAGAGAGGAATAAACAAACTAGATTTTTAATGGCGCGTAGAAGTGTGCCTAATATGGCAGCAACAGCAGCCCGTAATAAGAAACGAAAGCTAGACAAAACTAGTCGTTTTGTAGAAGACCGAAGTGCTCGACTTAGTAGATCAGCATTATTTTCACGTGATAGAGAAGAAGATTTAACATGGAGGGATGTTGAAGGAGAAACTAAAAAACAGGGTCTAATACCTTACGCGGTTGATTCGGTATTTAGGTTATTTGGTAAAAAAGGAGGTAGAAAAACACGCAAAAACTTTAGGAAGAAATAATATTTGTATATTATATAAATGAGCGCTAAAATACTCGCGTTAAAAAAAAATACTAAAAGTGGCACTAAAAAGAGAGTAAAAATAGACACTAATAAAAATACTGTATCTGATTTTGTTCCAGATTATGATGCTAGAAGCCCTAGAACCAAAAGCGAGCATTGGGAAGATCCTGCTTTATACGAACATAACCATAAAGATCCCGAAGTAAAAAAAGAGAGGCGCGAAGAAAAGGAAAGAATTAAAAAAAGTATAGAAAAAGAGCATAAATTTATGAAAGCGCGCAAATCAGCACCTGTTCTAGCTGCTACTATTGCTCGTGGTAGATTTAAAACAGGATCACCACGATCTCCTAGACCTAGTGCAAAAACTTCTTCAGATGTAATATCTGCATTGAGAACTAAAAACGGAATTCCTAAGCTAGAAACTCCAAGGACCACTGAATCAAGAAGTGCTGAAAGAAAAAAAGGAATAGTGCAATCACTTAGAGAATCATTTTCTGGATTATTTGGCAAAAAGAAAGGCGGTAAAAGAACACGTAAGAATAAACGTAACTAAAATAAATGATATAAATAAAAAATTTATATCATAGTAATGGAATTATTAAAAAACACACTGTATATTAATCTAGAGCATCGTACGGACAGGTTAGAGCACGTAAAGAGTGAATTATCTAATTTAGGAATTCAAGGTGAAAGAGTGAATGCTGTAAAATCTAAACTTGGCGCAATAGGATGCACATTAAGCCATATTCGCTGCATAGAATTAGCGAAACAGCGAAACTACGAATATGTTTTCATTTGCGAAGATGATATTACGTTTACGAATCCGAAACTGTTATTAACACAGTTAAAGAAATTTCAAGAAGATGATAAATTAGTATGGGATATGATTATCATAGGAGGAAATAATGTTCCGCCATATCAAAAAATAAATGATTATTGTGTTCGTGTTTTTTACTGTCAGACCACTACAGGTTATATAGTAAAAAATACTTATTATGATACTCTTTTAAAGAATTTTAAAGAAAGCGCTGGTTTATTAATGAAAAATCCGACAGAAGAAGGTAAAAAGAAATTTGCATTAGATATCTTTTGGAAGCGTTTACAGATTCAAGATTTTTGGTTTATGATTACCCCTCCTACAGTTACACAATATGAGAATTACAGCGATATAGAGGAACGCGAAACAAATTATAAACACTTGATGTTAGATATGGATAAAGAGTGGTATTTTGCTCAGTTTAGAAAATAAACGAGCAATCTAAACAGTTAGTTGCTTGTACCAATGAGGTTTCCCTCTTTTTTTCCATGAAGCAATTTTTTGTTTATCTGGGGTTTGATAGTATATGCGATAAGATTCCACAGGATCGTTTTGCTTACATTCAACCGGCATAGCAAGAGCAAATTTTGTTAGTCCTTTTGAAGGAAATTTGTCAGATGATGGACAATATTCTCTCAAATATTTCGCAACTATGTATGATTTATGCATCTTTTCAGGAGGATGGTCATAGCGAAATTTCCATTCATTATGCATTGCCTCTACTAAATCTAGAGTCCATAAATAGTTATCCAATGATTCGCGCATCCATATTGTAACAGGATGATTTTTATGTGCAATCTTGTATAGTTTAATTTTATTATTTATTTCATTATCGGGATCGATAATATGCATGGTTGTACATAACATTTGCACAGCTTCCAATATGATTTTACTTACGTGTTTATCAAACATAAACTCTGCGCATTCTTCAAAAGATAACGATAATATGAATAAATTCATTTGTACTTTGGTTAATGGGTTAATGTTTGTCGAATTTTGGAATTTAAAGTCAATTTTTTACTTTCTTAATGTTATACGAATCAATGTAAATAAAATTTATGTAATAAATTTTATGTCTAATTATTATATAAAATGAGTAAACGTATAAAGATTGATATAAACGTCTATAAAAAATATTCTTCTGATTCTGAAAATGATTCTTATTTAGAAAAGGATTGCGAATCATCTGCTTCGGAACATAATGAATCTTGTTCAGGTACTGTAAGCTATTCTGAATCTGATAACGAAGAATCATGTGGGTCGGATAGTGAGGAATCACATAGTGGTGAATCAACGTGTTCGGACAGTGGTGAATCATCAGGATCAGACAGTGGGGATGAACCTGAAATAGTTTGTCCTCCACCAACAGAGCCAGTTTGTCAAGATAATTGCGGGGGGTGTCATATTTGTAATTGTTGTGAATCAGACAACGATAGCTGCTGTGGATCAAACGATGGTGGTTGTAGTGGATCTGACACATGTAGTAGTTCAAGTTCATCTTCAAGTAGCAGCAGTAGTAGTTCGGGATCAGACAGTGATAGTTGCGATGATTAATTTCTTAATTGCAGAAAACTGGACAGAACCACCTTGTTTTTTTGCTCATATTCCATAGTTTTTAGAGTAGATTGATATTCTTTTTGCATGATGTGTTGCTTAAACGAATTTTCTTGCATCGATAACAATTTTTCTGCTTCATGTTTTTCTAATGGAGTTAAATTCTGCGTTCCACGAACTCTGGCGTACTGATCGGTTGAGGTGTAACGAGGCATGGTTTGATAATCCTTTTCACTAACAGTTAGCACTGTTTGGTCTTTATGAACTTTTCGTAAATCATCATATTTTAATTTACTAAAAGGATCACAATGTACATAATCATCATTGTTTTCTTCATCATATAAGTTAGAACCAGATGTGCTATTCATGTTTTCAACGCCGCGATACCTAGATAAAACATTGGTATTCTGCTTATCCTTTATTTCTTCAAACATTTGTCCCATATTTTGTTTGTTTACATTTTTATTCATATCGTAAATAGAATCTTCCTTTGTAAACCATTCATTTCGAGTTGAATCTTGTTTTACCGACATATTATCATTAAACAATTTATTAAATTTGTCATTAAATTCTGTAGCGGACATTTCGTTTATTACTGAAGTAATTTTTTTAGTAGTGGATTTATTAACGTCGTTTATGTTTATGGGTTCATACTTTTTCTCTTCTTTTGGGACAACCTGGTTTTGTTTTTGTTGATTTTCATAGAATTTGATAACAATATCGAATGCTTTCTTATAGAATAAAAAATACTCGGAAGAAAGACCAGATTTATCAGGATGAGTCATAAGAACAACTTTCTTAGCCCGTTTTAAATCATCGATAGATAGTTTATATGATAGGTTAAATAGCTCAAATATTTCAGAAAGTGTATATTTATTAATATCTAAATTATGATTATTTGACATTCTTATATTTTTACTATAGTAATTATTTTTTATTATCAAACAAAAAGTAAATAAAAAATGACGTTGTTATTATTTATATGACATTACAAATAATAACAGAGATTACTGATCGTGATCATTTTTTAGAGTTGCTAAAAGCAAATCCAGGACTATTCTTCATTAAGTTTGGTGCTGAATGGTGCGGTCCATGCAAAATGATTAATGAGGGTGTAAAATCATATTTTGAAAGGTTACCTGATACTATGCAGTGCGCCATAATTGATATAGATAAGTGTGCAAAAATATATTCGTTTTTAAAATCTAGGAGAGTTGTAAACGGTGTTCCAGTTATACTATGTTATAAAAAGGATAATATTACTCATATACCCGACGATATAGTTATAGGAGCAGATAAAAAACAAATAAATGACTTCTTTATTCGATGCGTTGATCAATTAACCTAGTGTTTAGGTCGTCTTCTTCTTGTGTATTTTTTAATGTTTTTATTTTTTCCTCCCATCACTTTATTTTGCTCATCCTCCTCTTCCTCTTTAATTTTTTCTACTTCATCCATGGGCGCAGTTGGTATTATAGGAGCCACCGGAGCCATTGGTACATTTCCAACAGGTTCTGCTTGAGCAAGCGGAATAGCTTCTTCAAAATTATTAGTACCTTCTGGTGATGTAGGGTCCAATATAGGAGGGAGTAGTGATGTTGCTGATTCGGCTGTGCTAATAACATCATCTTTATCTACATCCATAAGAGTTGCATAAGCTAAAACCAATGTAGTAATTCCAATCATGCCGTATGCAACAAAAGGAATTGAATCGATATCATTATTATTAGGTAATTGTGAATGAGTATAGAAACCCATTATCTATAATACTATTATATTATAGATAAATATTTTATATAACACGAACTAGTAATTAACCCTCCTAAATCATTTTTTTTTGTTTTTGGGGCTATTTAACATTCCAGTCCCATTCCCAATCTTTAAAAAGGCCGCCGGAATGAATGTTTGGTAAAATTGGCGAAGGAATTTCATTTATATTATACTCTTCAATCAATTTTACTTTAATATGTTGCGATATATTTTTATTTTCTAATGTTTTTAATAGATTCATTTTTCTGTTAAAATTTTTTTTGTTAATTATCAATTCATTTTCGTTATCTTTACCTTT